TCGAAGCCGGAGAGCAAGCGGATGCCGCGCCGGAGCCGCTCGAAACCGCCGCAGAAGCGGAAATACCGCCGGAACAGGGCGAACCCGCGCCAGAGCGGGCCGAGGAACCCGACCGCCTGACAATTGAATATCCGCTCACGGATATAACGGACGAGGTGCTCGCCAACATCCGAAAAATGGTCGCCGCCAAGGAACCGATCCTGAAAATGTCACTGGGCGCGGAGGAGCTACCCATACTCCTGACCCAGAACAGCATCAAGTTCCCCTGGTTCACCGGGCCTTTTGACGAAAACACAGCCCAAGACTACGCGCAGTTCATCTCCTGCCTTTGCGAGACGGCGAAGCGGAAGAAACGAGTGACCGCGCAGACCACGAACAGCGACAACTTCCGGTTTTCGATGCGTGTTTGGCTCATAAGCCTGGGCATGATCGGACGAGAGTACGACAGCGTCAGGAAACGCTTAATCAAGCCGCTTTTCGGAAACAGCGGGTTTCGGTACGGCGATCCGAGAAAGGCCGAAAAACCGGCGGATGTAGTAACCGCGAGTGATACAGCACCTGAAAATACAGAGTCAGACGGCAACTTATAAGACATACCTTAACAACGCAGACAAACACCTTTACGGGAGTCCCCTTCGGACTCCCTCTGCTCTGTTAATCTGCAAACCGGAGGCGCATGCATATGACCAAACGCGAAGAACAATGGCTCCTTCGGGGCTACAAACCCACTCGTTTCAAAGCAGCTGACTCTGTATATAAGCTCCGGTTCGCGGACGCGGCTGTGTTTTTTATCAGCAACCTGATACATTCCAGGGGCGAGTGGCACAATAAGCCGTTTTTGCTCCTTGATTGGCAGGAGCGCCTTGTTCGCGATCTTTTCGGTATCGTCAACAAGCACACCCATCGCCGCCAGTTTCGTACCGCCTATGTTGAAGTTCCGAAAAAGAACGGAAAATCGGAGCTTGCCGCGACAATCGCCCTTTTACTGCTCTGCGGCGACAATGAGCCTAAAGCCGAAATCTATAGCTGCGCCACGGCCCGTGACCAGGCCCTGATCGTATTCGACGTCGCGCTGGAAATAGTGAGAAATAATCCTGTCTTGCAAAAATATATCAAGTATTCCGCATTCCACAAAACCCTTGAATTCCAGCCCACAGGCGGCATATACAAGGCGTTGTCCGCCGACGCGCACACTAAACACGGTTATTCACCGCACGGTATTATTTTCGACGAGCTACACGCACAAACAGATCCTGACTTTTTCAAAACCATGACCAAAGGCACCGGCGCATCCCGCCGTCAGCCGCTGACGTTCATCATCACCACTGCTGGGTACGACCGCAACAGTGTCGGCTTCGAGATTCACCAGAAGGCGATGGATGTTCTGGAAGGAAAACGCATCGATCCGACTTTCTATCCCTGCGTGTTTTCCGCACCGGAGGACGCCGACTGGTCTGACGAAAAAGTGTGGCGCGAAGTGAATCCGTCTCTCGGACGGACAATCACTATAGACTATCTGCGCCACGAGTACGAGGAAGCTACGTTCAGTCCGTCTGACGAGAATGGGTTCCGTCAGCTGCACTTGAACCAGTGGGTTAAACAGAGTACCCGCTGGATGAACATGCAGAAATGGGATGAGTGCGCGTTTCCGTTCAGTATTCCGCAACTCAAAGGCCGCGAGTGCTACGCCGGACTGGATTTGTCGTCCACCACCGACATTACGGCCTTCGTTCTGTGCTTCCCGCCGGAAGACGAGGATGATAAATATATCGTTCTGCCGTATTTCTGGATTCCAAACGCCAACCTCCGCATTCGCGTCAACCGCGACCACGTCCCATACGACAGCTGGGCGGCGCAAAAACTGTTGACGACCATTGACGGAGAGGTCATACACTATGGTTTCATTGAAAAGTATATCGAGGATTTGTCGAAAATCTACGACATCAAGGAGATCGCATATGATCCCTGGGGCGCGTTCCATTTTGCGCAAATCCTAACTGACAACGGCTACCCGATGGTGGAATACCGGCAGGGCTACAAGACCATGAGTCCGGCCATGAAAACCCTGATGCAACTTACGCTCGAAAAACGTATCGCCCACGGCGGCAACCTGGCCCTGCGCTGGATGGTCGACAATCTGGCCGCCGCCCGCGATCCAGCCGGAAATATCAAGCCGGACAAGGAAAGCGCGACTGAGAAGATCGACGGCGCGGTAGCGATGATTATGGCTGTAGACCGCGCATTCCAGAATAACGCCAAGCGGAATAGGAGCGTGTACGAAACTCGCGGTCTGCTTGGATACAGCGCAAACGGGTGGATACAGTAAACAGATAATACATACGTTCCATTTACGTTATATAGATAATACGATATACAAAAAATAATCTGATCTGATATTTGCTTAATCAGATAGAATCTTTAACTTATAAGAAGGCCTGATATATTTTGAATATACTTCAGCTTTTTCATTATTATTCAATTGCCTGTAGGCGTGAACCACCGCAACCATAAACTCTTCAATAGAATATGGCTCATAAATAAGATCTTTGATAGATTCAAATGTATTGATGATTTCGTGCCACATACCGAAATAAAAATAAACCGAAACAGCAGTGTAAATATTTCTTTTGAAAAACGGTTCAATGCTTAGCAATTTTTTTGACATTGCAATTAATTTATCACGATCGTTGGAACAGTCTGGCATTCTCATTCGAGATCTAATATATGTATTAACTATATTATCATCGTTTGTATTTGTTTTTTCAAGATACGATAAACATAACTCACATGTATCTCGCTGTTCCTTACTTTCTTTTGAATCTTTATTTAATCTGATTTTAAGCAATGTCAGGAGATCTTGCATGTCAAGATTAGGGTATATACCGCTTGTATTATCATCTCCAGCATCATTGAAGAACTCAACAACATTGAAGATTCCATTGTATTTATTGGTCAGCATTGAAAATTCTGGTATATCTAAAAAGTCTGCAAAAACGGGAAGAGAGCCTTTTTCATTATATCCATCGTAGTTATATGTTTTTTTAGCAAGCCATCTGTAATAATCATAACAAGATTTCCCGTTATACGGGTTACGATCTTTTTGCTTAACGATGCCTGATGCCAACTCTTGATCTATGGGAATTCGAAGCACAAAGTGGCACAATCCGCTTTTTACATTTATTAATTGATAGACTAACTTATAACCACCTTCTCCTACTAAACGGCCAATTATGTATTCATTCGAAAGAACATTTATTGTTTTCCCTTGAAAGTCTTCGGGCTCTTGCTCTTTCATGTTAAGTAACTCCATTAAAGACGTCCTCCTTTTTCTTGTGATAAAGCTAAAAACAGTGGTGAACCAAAAATAGTATTAGCTAATTGATCAAAACCATTTACTACAAATACGGTATCTAATGTGAGGGCAGCGTGTTCTTTAAAGAAATGGTAATTTCCAGAATGGATAAGATATTTACCATCTGTGCGTGTATCGCTAAAATACCTCATTGAACAAGCAAGTGAAATTTTCAAGCCTCTAGGTGGAACAATGTCAGACTCTATCTTTATTATACCATCCACATATTGGTTAGATTCGATAACGCTTGTAGTATCAGCTACATGAAATCGCCCAGTAAAAAAATAATATAGAGAATCCAGAGGACTCAAAGGCTCTGCAAGTGAAAGAACCTGTATTTGTTCTTCTTTCTCTAATTCATGAAGCACTACATCCAGTTTTTTTGCATATTGTATCTTTTCTTTTTTATTAAATTGAAGACCTCCACTTGCGCCATAACCTAAATCTGCTCCTAACAGAGACAGTATTGAGAATTTATTATTTGAAGCTTTTGCGGAAAAGTCTATATCTATCTTTTTCTGCACTTCGTGTTCTTCGATATTTCCAACAGACGTCTGAGTAAATAAATCGTCAATTTTACTCTGTGAAATGTAGCAATAGTATTTTAACATTGATTTATCTCCTTCATATGTTCCTGTAATCTGTAAACTTTTGTCTGATAACACCTAACAAATATCATACTATTGCCATAACGGATATTTCGTTCTTCACCGAAGGCGATTACATTTCACAGTTTATCACAAACCACCGAAATTACAAGAAAATTGTTGTGTTAAGGACAATCTCTTTTTTATATATATTATTAGGAACCGTATTCCACGAAGGAGTAATAGGATATGAGTATCTTTTCCCGCAAGAAACCGAAAGTTGAGAATGCCTTGAGCACCACAAAGCAGTTTTTCATGGGCGGCGCATCGGCGGGCGTGTTCGTCAACGAGGACGCCGCCATGCGCACCTCGGCGGTGTTCGCCTGTGTGCGTGTGATTTCCGAGGCCGTCGCCAGCCTGCCGCTGAACATCTATCGCAGGGACGGCGAAGGGCGTTCACTCGCGCCTGAGCACCCATTATATCACGTTTTACATAACGAAGCCAACCCCGAAATGACGAGCTTCGTCTTCCGGGAAACGCTCATGAACCATCTTTTGATCTACGGAAACGCCTACGCTCAGATTGCGCGTGATAAAACAGGGCGTGTTAAGGGCCTGTATCCTCTTTTGCCGGACAGGATCGAAGTCAGCCGCGTTGAGAGCGGCGAGATCATCTATACATATTGGCGCACTGAGGACGACAAGCGAAAAGGCGAAGAGAGCGGCAAGGTTGTATTACAAAGGGAGCATGTGCTTCATATCCCGGCCCTCGGGTTCAACGGCCTTGTGGGATACAGCCCCATCGCTATGGCGCGGAACGCTATCGGGCTCGCCATCGCCACCGAGGAATACGGCGCGGGGTTTTTCGCCAACAGCGCCAATCCCAGCGGGATTTTGGAGCATGCAAAGAATCTCAATAACAAAGAGTCGATTAGGCGCACGTGGGA